CCACTATTGTCACGACTTCATCGGCTGACGACGATACGTCTGCAACCGCTGAAATGGTCCTGCAGAGGCGTCTTACGATGTTTAGTTCCGGCTCTGACGGCGGCGCCATTGGCGATCGCTCGTCCGACAGTATCCTGATGGTCTTTGCGACCCCGACTTCTGGCGCCCACGCTGGTTTAGGCCAGCTGCTAGCTGCTGCTACGGGCTCAAGCGTCTGGGGAACATGGTCATACCCGCTGGTTGATAACTTCGGCGGGACGACTCCTGCTATTGGTGCGGTTCTTCCTGCGCCACAGTGGGGACTCGAAGGTAATCCAAACATTCCCGAGATCGACATCAAGGTCGATAGCGTGTCTGTCACGGCGATTACTAAGAAGCTCAAGGCTAAGTGGACTCCGGAGTTAGGACAGGATCTTAACGCCTACCACAACCTTGATGCTGAAGTCGAGCTGACTCAGATTCTTTCTGAGCAGGTTGCTCTAGAAATCGATCGAGAGATCATTGAGGACCTCGTTCGTGGATCCACGGCTGGTATTCGTTACTGGTCGCGCCTCCCCGGCAAGTTCGTCAATCGGGAAACCGGTCAGGACGCGTCCAATGCGGCGAGCCCGCCCGATTTCACGGGTAACGTGAGCGAGTGGTATGAGACCCTCATTGAGACTATCAATGATGTGTCGGCACAGATCCACCGGAAGACTCTCCGTGGCGCTGCCAACTTCGTGGTCGTTGGACCTGAAGTTGCCAACCTGCATGAGTTTACGGCTGGGTTCCGTGCTAATGTGACCGCTGATAGCGACCGCGGCGACGCGGGTGCTGTAAAGGTAGGTTCCCTTTCCAAGAAGTTCGACATTATTGTCGATCCTTACTTCCCACGTAACTTGGTCCTTGTTGGCCGACGTGGTAGTAGCTTCCTGGAGAGCGGTTATGTATATGCACCTTATGTGCCGCTACAGACTACGCCTACGATCTTTGGTGTTGAAGACTTCGTGCCCCGTAAGGGAGTCATGACTCGATACGCCAAGAAGATGGTGCGTCCGGATATGTATGGATTAGTTGTTGTAGAAGACTTAATCTAGTCATACCTGACTTAGGTCAAAATAGTGAAGCCCCGTCTCTTTTGAGGCGGGGCTTTCTATTTAGTAATGCATTCATTGAGGAACATTCATGGCTATCCCTAATTTAAACCCCGCATCAACGCTTAATTCTAACGTATTGCCCGTTACTGGGTCCCCGGCAAACGTAGCCGCTACCCTTCCGTTCGGGATTTATACTTCAGATGCGTTTCTCTCGGGCGCTTCGGATCAAGTAGCTTATACTTATAAGAAATTGGGGGGAGACGTCTTAGATATTGAATTGGCTCAAGGAAGTGTGTACTCGGCCTACGAAGAAGCGGTTCTTGAGTACTCTTATCTGGTTAATTTACATCAATCTAAAAATGTGTTATCTAATATGCTTGGCGCACCCACCGCTTCCTTTGATCAAGATGGTCAAATTGTCGCCGGACATGCTTTGTCAGGTTCGGATATTGAACTTACATATCCGCGCTTCGACTATGGCTTTGCGCGCAGGGTTTCGGAGAGAAGTATTACCGAAACAGGCCTGGGAGGGACATTGCCTATTTATTCAGCCTCTTGGGATCGTATTGATAGCCAGCAGGATTATGATTTACAGAATATTATTTCTTCTTCGGCCGTAACCGATACGGCGGCTCCTTATTTTGGGGAAGTTGATGATAAACGAGTGATTATTCGCAAGGTATTCTTTAAAACGCCACGCGCGATGTGGCGATTTTATGGATATTATGGAGGCTTTTCGGTTGTAGGCAATTTACGTACATATGGGCAGTACTCGGACGACTCCACCTTTGAAATTGTCCCCGCGTGGCAGAACAAACTTCAGGCCATGGCCTATGAGGATGCGTTATGGACGCGAATTTCTCATTATTCCTATGAAATAAAAAATAATAATTTAAGGATTTTCCCCACACCCGACTCAACGAGCCCGGAAAAGTTTTGGGTATATTTTACTATTGAAAATCAATTTGATCCCTGGACAGAAGGAACCGGGCAGCCCCGCTCCGGTATTGAAGGGATTAACAATATGAATCAACTTCCTTTCAATAACCTTCCATATGATAAGATTAATTCAATCGGTAAACAGTGGATTCGACGCTTTGCGTTGGCGCTAACTAAGGAAATTTTAGGCCAGGTCCGCGGCAAGTTTGCTAGTGTGCCAATTCCGGGGGACAATGTCACATTAAATGCTACTGATTTGCTGTCTCAAGCTAAAGCGGAACAAGATGGCTTAAGAGAGGAGCTTAAAACATTACTCGACCAGATTACATACGCCGAAATGGCTACTACTGATTCTACGCTTCAAGATTCCACCGCTAAAGTACTACAAAATGTGCCCGCCGGCATATATGTAGGATAGGAGAATCAACAAATGGCTCGAAGCAAACGTACAGAAAAACAAATTCGGAATACAAAGGCAACTCAATACGATTACATCGGAGACAAGGATGTAGCCGACAAATTGCATGAAATTGAGTTTGCACCATCAACACTTGAAACAATTGATGGAGCGATGTTGCGCTTTCTTGACGAAGAGCTTAATCTTTCTGTCACGACTAACGAAGGCTTTAAGAAAGTTCCAGTACTGTGGGTTACAGCTGAGCGTGCCTACCAAGTTAAACACAATAAAGACATCCGGAGCGCCGACGAACTCTTGGTGCTACCCCTTATTACAGTTAATCGCTCTTCGGTTGTAAAAGAGCCCAATAATAGAGGGTCTATTTATGCTAATCTTTATCCTATACGCGATGAAAAGGGCGGTACCATCACTGTCGCTCGCCGCGTAAATCAAAAAAAGACAGCAGCATTTCAAAATGCCCTGTCGAAGCGCAAATATGGGGCAGATGCTCAGGTATCATCTAAATATGCCAATACCAATAAGCGCAATATGTCCACCCAGCGGGTTGTCTATGAGACGATTACCATTCCTATCCCCACATGGGTAACCATTAAATATGAGGTTACTTTGCGCACGGAGTATCAGCAACAAATCAATCAGCTTCTTCAGCCGTTTATCACTATTCCGGGAAATTCGCGGATGCCCAAAATGATTCATTATGAAAATCACTTCTATGAAACTTTTATTGATGGCGATTTTAGCGACGGATCTAATAAAGCAAATCTTGGCATGGAGCGCAGGAACTATGAAAACACCATAAGCATCGATGTTTTGGGATATCTTATTGGTGAGGGGGAAAACCAAGAAAAACCCAAAATTGTTAAGCGCGAAAATGCTGTAGAGTATCGGTTTTCGCGGGAAAGATCCATCTTCGGAGATATACCCGATAATATTAAAGATGGATTTTATAGAGAATAATACTATTGGAGCGGATCCGGACTATTTACTGTGAAAGTTCGACTGTTATTAGGGAGATCGTAGCGAATGTCAGTAAAGAATTACAGATTTGTATCACCTGGAGTTTTTGTCAATGAAATCGACAACTCCCAACTTCCTGCGTCACCCGCAGGTATCGGCCCGGTCATTATTGGCCGCGCCGCCAAGGGCCCCGCACTTAGGCCCACCACTGTTAGCTCTTTTTCAGAGTTTGTACAGGTTTTTGGAAATCCAGCTCCTGGCGCGTCAGGCAATGATGTCTGGCGCGAAGGATCTAGCACCCAGGCGCCCACTTATGGCGCCTATACTGCGCAAGCATATCTCCGCAACAGCTCTCCTCTAACCTTTATCCGTCTCCTGGGTGCAGAAACCACCGTTGGAACACCCAGCGGCGAAGGGATTGCCGGATGGGACCAGACGAAAGCTCTCGGCCTCTTCATTTTTGAATCTGGCTCGGGTGCCACTACCACATCGGGCTCCTGCACCGGATCTTTGGCGGCCATTTTCTACACCAACGATGAGTGTACCATTGGTCTTACCAGCAGCACCGTGGCATGTGTCACCTCTTCAGGAGTTGCTCCGGCCTTCTCGGCCTCCGACCTCATTCTGGACAACGTCGATTTCCCCGAGGGCGGCTGGCAAAACCTGCTGGTCGGTAACGAGAGTGGCAACACTTATGAGTTTAAGCTTATTATTAGCGGCGCCGCAGACGCGGGCACTACGACTTTTACTTCTTCGTTTAACTTCGATTATAACAGTGCAAAGTATATTCGCAAAGTTTTTAACACTAATCCCCAACTTTTGAATTCAGCCGTTACAGATACCCCCAACCGGTTAAACTACTTTTTAGGCGAGAGCTTTGATCGTTTTCTAAAGCAAAATATTGCTCCACCTAGTGGCCAGACTTTCGCAGCTATTGCCGAGATTTATACGACAGGTTCTAGTGCTTCGGGATCCAATTTTCAACACGGTGTTCAAAACGCTCAAACTCCATGGGTCATCGGCTGTGATATAGGCGACGCGCGCCAGCCTCGCTTGCTGAAGTTCCATGCTCGCGGCCAAGCCGGCGATTGGACCAACCGAAACCTAAAGGTTTCTATCCAAGATATTAAGCAATCTACCAACGAATCTTCCGATTACGGTAGTTTTACGGTGGTTGTGCGTCGCCTTAGCGACTCTGATAATGTGGTTCGAGTGGTTGAACAGTTTAATGAGTGCAACCTAAACCCCGATTCCCTTAACTATGTGTGTCGCAAGGTGGGTGACAAGTACCTATCCTGGCGCGACGATGAGAGAAGGTACCAGGAGTTTGGCGATTATGACAATCGTTCAGATTTCGTTCGAGTTGAGGTCGGTTCCGATGTAGACGGCGCTCTTATAAATGCCATGTATCTTCCCTTCGGTTTCGAGGGTATAGTCAAGTATAAAGATGAAACGGGTACTTCGCTGATCTTCGGGAACAATAGTAGTCCCGCCATAAACGAGAACGAGCTTCCCCTCAACATCGCCGGTTATTCTACCGCCAACTGGGCAACCGCGTCACATGCCTCCTCTCCCGGCGGAGAGCAGGCACCGATTTCCACCGACTTCTCCACCGCTACTTCGAGTAGCGTTTTCGTCGTCAGTGGTTCTACGATCAGCGCTTCGGTATACTACCCAGCTCCAGAGCTGCGCAGTAACTCAGCCCAAGGGTCTCTAAGTACCTATACTGATGCTTATTTCGGGCTCCAGACAACTAGAACGGCCGGCGGAACTGTTTTTGACGATTCCACCATTGACCTACTTCGCCCTCGCGGCGCAATAGTGGGCAATATGTTTAGCGCGGTTACGGGAAGCACCGAACTGTCCGTCCTCTTTACCTTGGATGACCTTGTCGCAGCTGGCGTAGGCGCCATCGCGACGTGGACATCAGGTTCAGGGCCTGCAGCGGGTGGCACCACGTCGCTGACCGCGGTTAGCGGCGCTATTAGCGGCGTCCTCGACGCTGGCTATGATCGATTTACGGTGCCCCTCTATGGTGGCTTCGACGGTCTAAACATTGACGAGATGGATCCGTTCCGAAACAGCCTTATGAACGGTATTTCAGGTATCACCGATGCGACGAGCTATCAGTTTAACTCCATCCATCGTGCGATCGATAGTGTGGCTGATCCCGAAGTCCAAGAAATGAATCTGATGTCAATGCCCGGACTTACCCATGAGGGCCTTACCACCAACTTGATTCGAGTCTGTGAAGACCGAGCCGATGCGTTGGCAGTCATTGATCTGAATGACGGTTACACTCCACGATCGGAGTCCACAGTATCAGCGCGAAATAACATAGGGTCTACCATCACTAGTGCAATCGCCAACTTGCGTGCACGTGGTCTAAACACCTCCTATGGTTGTAC